AAATAAAACTTGGTTACATGGTACTAACCCTCTAAAAACTAACCACTATAATTTATGTATTACGACAATAGTATGAATAAAAAAGAATTTTATAAAAAACTACATTATGAAAAAAAGAACTGGCTTCATGAAAATGGAAGAGTAAACAGTACGACTGAAGGTACTAACTGGGTAGGTGTTTCTATTTCTCCATATATGAAAGATTTTCAATCACAAATTGATCCAGGTATATGGCCTCTAGTAAAAGAACTTATAAATAAACAATACTTGCCTTGTTCTTCGTGTGAAGCACACGATTGGAAAGAAGAAGCTTTTGTAGTAATTTGTTTTGGTTCAGAAGAATCAAGAAACCGTTTTGCGCAACAAATGATAAAAGCTACTATACCTCAATATAGAATATTTTTTCAAGAATCACAAATAAACATAAATGTATATAATCCCTTTACTAAAACAGAAATTATTACAGAGGATCCTACAACTGACGAAAGTCAGAACTGGTTCAAAATAAATGATGAAATATACTGGACTGATGGACATACAAAAATAGACCAGAATGTTTTAGATAGAGAAACAGAAAATTGGAATTATTGTTTCGGTAGAAAATATAAAAAATGGTATTTTTGTAGAATATTGATAGGGGGAGCGATAATACAAGGTTATAATCCTAAAACTTTATTTGTACACTATACAAGACGCTTTTGGATAAAAAGATTAGCAAAATTTGTTAAAGAAAAAATGGAACACGGATATGACTAATAATCTAATAGAAATACAGTGTGATTCTGACAACATAATTGAATACTCTTACAGAGGAAATAGTAATGACTCTAAGGTATTAGAGATGAAAAATAAACTATATGTAGATTTTAAAGAAGTTATTGCAGAAGACTTATCACATTCTTATGACATGATTAGTTATCACAAAGCTAATGGAAATAGTTATAAAGAAGACTCTATTGTAGTAGTTTTTAACGAAAAATGTCCTCAGTATTTAAGAAAAGAATTTAATATAACAGATTTTAATTCACTAGATTGTTATGCGATAAAATATTATTTAAACAGTAAAAAAAGAATATTAAAAACATATGATTTAGATATGTTTTATTATAGCTTGCCTCAGCTCCCCAATAAATCAGCTATAGCTTCGCAACTTGGAGTAGGCAGAACTCATGGATCAGATATAGATTATAGATATATATACTTATTCAATTCAGAAGATGATATTGTAAAAAATTTTTGGAAAGAAAAAGTTCCTAACATAAAAGAACCATATGAAAATCCCGCAACAAAATGTTACGGGATTACATTTAAAGCTGACGATTGCAGTTTAATTAAAGTAAAAAGATACTTATTTCCTTTTCATTTAGAAATGACAGACAGGGCTTGTTTATAAAAATTCAGCTAGAGGAAACACTTCTACAATAACTTTAGAACAAGCATGTGCAATTTCCATATGTTCTTTTTGTGTACCATTTGCACCACGTAAATCAATATAATGAATCCAACTACGAAGCGTACCATTCATATACAAACGTGTTTTAGTAAGACCTTCAGGTAATACAACACGGGCTTGTTCTTTAGCTATACCGTTTTCAATAGCCCACTGATAAGCTTTATTAGCTGCTACGATAACATGATCTTGTTGGATTAACCACTGATTCTTTAAAGTTTCATCATCTGTTTCTATTGAATTTTGTCTGTTTTTACTATCTTGAAGTCTGGCTTCACGTCTTACAAACTGTTCTCCCATTTCTTTAGGCTCTGCATAACGCTGTGAAAATTCTTGAAAAGAAAAAGAGCGGTGACGCACAATTTGATGAGCAATATCACGAGTAGTATTAATTTCTAAACACACATTTACCATTTCAAGGGGCGACCAGTGTTGATTATTAATTAAATATTTAATTAATTTAGAACTAGTCTCACTATTCATTTGATTATTAGGATTACTTACTCTAGCACAATATGCTACTAATTCTTGCATATCTTCGCCCACATATAAGTCTTTTGGAGGTTGACTATAACTAATTAGTCTTACATTCATTACTTATTCTCCTTATCTAATACATCGTGATTATGCAACGCTAATATACCATAATGAATAATTTTTAATAAATCCGCTCTATTTTTACCTGCCTTTTTACCATAACGTTGAGAGTATTTCATAACATTACCTAGAGTAAAGCCTTCTCCCATACCAGAATCAATAATAAATTCTGTAGCTTGAAAATTATTCATCGAATAGTGTTGATTATACGTATTGTCAATATAATCACTAATCTCTTCTAATAAAGCGGGTTCATTATATTTATAATTTATTTTCACGATAATCTCATTTTTAATTGGGCTGGTTTTGGATAACCCCAATAATCATTAGTACGAATACGGATCGTACGTTTATTAGTCTCTTCTTTATTAGGATTATTAACTGTAATCCAAGGATTTAATCCTTTAGACCAGCTTTTTATTAGGTTTTCCATCTTCCATTCCAAAGAACGAGCATTTTTTATAGCTAAAGTTGTTTTTCTAGCTGTTGACTTACGCTCACCTTTTGACACTTGATGCGCTCTTGATTTTTTCTTAGCCATTTGGTTCTCCTTTTAGTTTATAAGAAATTATAACAAATCAAAGACTAAGAAGCAAGATGATTATTACTTTTATTAAATACAGAACGATAAGGAATATTATAAAGCTGTGATCGTTGTTCAAATAAGTTAGAACACATTTCACAATTTAAAATATTTGTAGGGAAGAATGACCCCTTCCCTACAATAGTATTTTGATTGGTGCCGCAATGCGGGCATTTAACTAGAGCTACGTAATACATTTTCTATCTTGCTGTGGTAAAGACTAATATTATGGTCAAAAATACCGTCAAACCATTGCATTTTTTGTAAAGCACGATATCTTCCTCTCCACTGGTCTTTAACTCTTTGCCAGTAAGTTAATTTTCTTATATTTCCATAATAATTTATATAATGTAGATTACCATAATGTTTATATCCTAGCAAGAAAAAAGGTACTTTAGTAACAACATCGTTATTGTTTACAAACCTATGGTGTTCAAATGTTTGTGCTTTACACCAAGACCAACTACCTACACGAGGTGATCCAAACGTATAAACAATACTATGTTTTATTCTAGAACCTGCGAGAGTAGCTAAACCTCCTCCCAAAGAATGTCCACACACATAAATATGTCCTTGTGTTGGAAGTTTTTTTAACCATCCTTCAATGTTTTTCCATACTAGGTCTAAAGCATCTTTAAAACCTGCGTGAACTCTACCTGTTGTTTCAGAACGTCTTTTATATGCTTTTAAATCTGCCTTAATATCCTTAAACTGGGTAGGTTCCGTACCTCTGAAAACAATATATTTATTACCTCTTTGAGTAAAGCAAACAGCTTGGGTTCCTTCTTTGGAAATAAAAACAAAGTTATTGATATCTTCAACAGATCCCAAAAACCTACTTCTAATTTTAGATTCATTTGTATATACTATGTCAGAAAGTTTTGAGCAAAACTCTGCTTGTTCTATAATTTGATTCCTCATATGTCACCTATTTCTTCTTTAGTGCGTCAGCACCAAAAAATGCTGCGACTAATGCAGAAATTGCCACAAAATAAGTAGGTGCAATATCTCCGATAATATTAGCAGCCTTATCATAGCCTAAAAAAGAAGTTCCTAAAATAACAGCTGGGTATAATAACATACCTGCTAAAGCAAACCAAGTCATTTTTCTCATAGCATCTCTTTGAGCATCGGCATCTTCCATTTCTTTTCTTTTAAATTCTAAGTACATTGCGTGTTCTTCGTTACTTACAGTGCCATCACCATTAGAATCTGCAGGGTGAAATCCTGCTTCTTTAATATCTTCTGCCATTTTTTAATCCTTTCTTATATTGAATCTTGATAACTATTTTCTGAGGGTTTGTTATCTAATTTTTGATTCTCTAGTATTCTAATTCTAGTTTCTAACTCATCAATTTTTTTAGTTACATGAGGATACTTTTTTCTCCAAGCATCTTTAGGTTGTTTTAACCAATTCCAACTATAGCGCTCTACTAAATAATCAAGAAATATATCAAGTTTAGCGTAACACCACAAACCAGCTTTTGTATCTTTAAAATAAGCTAAAAAAGCCGCACCTAAAAGAGAGCCTGCTATAGCAGTATAAATCCATAAAGTATCTTCAAACATTTTTGCAATCATTATTTACACCATTCTTCTTTAGTCCCACCGTCATAAGGCCTAGCTAATCCAGCATTAATAATTTCGTCTTTGTATAACTTACCATCAAGATAAACATCGACTAGTACTCGACCACCATATTTATCCCATTTTAAGTTAGCAAATTCAATATCTTTTGCTTCTCTAAATAGTTTATTAGCTAAAGCTCTGGCTTCAAGTGCTAACTTCTTTTCTTCATCACATTTGGCTCTAATTTCTGGAGTATCAATTCCTAAAATTCTGACACTCATTTTTTGAAGCGGTTCTGGAAGTGTAGGGGCAATTACATAACAAGTATCGCCGTCATAACAAAGGTTATTTCTAAATTCTCTCATTTGTAAAAAATCATCTGCAACCGCTTGTGACATTACAAAAAGCGTTGCAAACATAGCTAAACTATATTTCATTTTTAATCCTTTTCAGTTACAGCTTTCTCATAGTATAAGATTATCTGTTTTTGTTGTTCCAAGTATCTTTTGATATCTGATATATTTAGTGCCAGGTTTTCATAATCTTTCATACTGAGAGCCACAAAAGCAAGATCACCGTATGTTTCAGTGAACTCTTTTACGAATTCATCATAATTATCTTTTGTAACTACAAAAACTCTAGTATCACTGAGAGCTAGCGGCTTCGGTGCTGCTACTGTTGGTATCTGAGTTCTCTCCACTTTGGTTACTACTTTGACTTCCGGCTCCGGCTGGAACCGGCTGCAACCAGTTAGGAAGAGGACGCTCAGCATTACCGCCAGTATCGCCCATGAAGTCACGCCACAAATTTGCTGTCGCACCATTCATCTTTCCTTCTAAACTTTTTGAACCTTTAAGAGCTTCTACCACCAGATCTAACTTCGATAGTTTTGCTCTGAGTTCGTCTCCATATTGTTCAGCTTTTTGTAAATCTTGTTGTAAAGATTTATTTAGCTTACCTAATTTAACTATATCGCCTTGTAATGTTTCTACACTGGTTTGCGCAGTATCAACAGCAACTTCTAGTTTTGCATTATTATCTCTTAATGTGGCTATAGTG